ACTATTATTATTAATTGTATTATTTGTTGTACTACTATTTTTTGACAATTCTATTATTGTTTTATTTTGTTCAAGTAATAAATCTTTAAATTCTTGATTTTGTTTAATAATTTCTATTATCAATTCTGGTGCTATATTATTTTCATATTGTATTACATTTGTATCTTCTTTTTCTAATTTTTCTTCTTTTTCTTCTTTTTGAAGACATTTTTTCTTGTGTCTATAATAGCTCGAGTGATGTTGAAATTGCTTGCCACAAGCACATAAATTTTTTTGGAATATATTTGTAGCATTTTGTAGCATATTTGTAGCATTTTTGTGTTTTGATGTGTTTAAATGTTGTTGATAACTAGAATTTTTACAGCATCCATAATGACAAATTTCACAGTAAAATTTATGTGGAATATTTTGAATATTATTTTGTAGCATTTTATGTATATATTGGCTACAAAAAATATGCCTAAATACTTTTTTAAAATAAATTATAAAAAATTATGCTCTCAAAATAAAAAATTTATAAATTGTCGTGAGACGCTAATTTTAAATTATGCAGTAAAAACACATTTTTTCCAAAAGTCTTAATCCACTTTTCAAAAATGGACATTTTTTTTGTCCATTTTCACTTTTTTGATTGACTTTTTGAGACAAAAAAATCAATAAAATTCATAATTTAGAATATATATTTTTAAAGCTACTTAAAGAACTTTATATTATATTTTGCCAAAGTGGCTTAAAGAAACTATCTAAATTTTAAATACTATTATTTAAAATCTAGTTATTGCTTTCAAATTTTATTCCATTTTTTCCGCAAATTTTTTCATCTATTCTACAAGAAAGAGCATAGAAATTTACAGTTCCTAATGTATTAGGTAAAAAATATCCACTTTTTTTACATTTACCCAAATCATTGTATTCTTTATTATTTTCAATGTGTTTAATAAAATTCTTACAATCTATACATTTTGGAAATAAATCTTTTGAAGATGTAAATATTTTTCTTATTTGAATCATTATTTAAATAATTAAATAATTATTTTTAAGTTAATATTATTTATTATCTAAGTAGCATACATTAATCCAGCATTGCCGCCAATAAAAGTTACCACATTAATTCTTTCTTCAAAGAGTACTAAATTGTAATTGTAATCGTATATGCGCCAAGTTGGCTTGTTAATACCTACAATATCACCTGTATCAGGGTCACAAATAGTTAATACTTGTGCTAAAGGATCTAACTGTGGAATATAAGTCGTAAACTCAAGCTCTACTTGATTGAAACGATTCATATTTATCGCACCTGATGGTTGTAATTCATAATAGTCAGAATTTAAACAAAAATTATAACAATATAAACCATCTACAAGAGTATAACTTGAGGTTCTAAAATACTTTTCAACATATTCATAAACATAGGCCGGTTGGATATTCTCTCTATACTGGCCATCTAAAAGAATACCAAGCCCAATTAATATGTGTTTATTATTTTGCATACTATAATCTCCTGTAATAAATAATCCACTTAAAGTTCCCAAAGGATTTAATCCTGGACCAAGAGTAACCGGTAATGGTGGAACAGCAGGTTCAGTATCTGGATTTGGATATGAACCATCAGTAGGTGCTAATTGTAAATCATTTGGAATATAACCATAAGGCCAATTAGTATAATTTGACCATTGATTTCTTAAATTAGCATCACTTCTTTGTAAATACCACATCCAGCTGGAAACTAATCCTAATGAGTCTAATTGAATTTTATTAGCACCTGTCACATTGTAAAATATATTTTCGTGAACCTGTTTTATCAAATATTTTTGCTCATTTTTAGCAAATATTTTAACTTCATCATTTGAAAGAAAACAATACGTACAATTTAAATGTATATCAGCATTCCAGATTGTTCTTGTATCAACATATGATGTTGGACCTAAATCAATATCAGGTGGAGGTTGAAGAAATCTATAAAATTGTTGATAATATTGATTAAAATTTGGTGCGATATATGGAAAATTATTTGTATAATCAAGAACATCTCGTATTGTGAATAGTTCGAAAATTGGTCGAAATGTTATTGATATTTGTAATTCATTGTATTGTAATGCTACTAAAGGAAATGCTTGTTGACTTTTACCATTAAACCAAGCTCCTAAAGGAATATATAATGTATCTTCTCGAATAGAGGGTTCCGCGCCTGCTGGATTTGTTGTATAAAACGCATTTGGATAAGAATTCACACGTGCTCCCGAATTTGCTGGATCAGTTAATTCTAGTTTATCTCCTATCATTTGATTAAATAAAGTTTTTTTTGTTCCACTTAAATCTCTTTGTGCTTCCGATAATAAATACTGACCTGAATATTGTTGAAGTGTTTGATTTCCACAAGTTATTTTTATTTGGGTTATCATTTGTGCTCCTAAATTGTCAATCCATTTAAAACCATATGATGCCCAATTTGTATATGTAAAACTTCCATCTGAATTTGCTATTTTTTGAGGTGGAAATATTGGTGACCATATATTTGGTAATCTTACTGAAACATAACAGTCCATAAGAAGATCAGCATATCTCGGAATTTTAAAAGTAAATGTTGATTCTTCATTAAGACGTAATGTTCGTGCGCCTTCAAAGTCCACACGAAATTTCTGAAGACCAAAGTTTGTATATTTTTGATATACAGCTTTCCAGAATGTTTTACTAGGGTTACCGTTTAATATAATGTTTTGTTGTCCTTCTGAGACCAAGTTCATTAATCCTCCTGCCATATAATTAATATATATAGTTATTTAATTCTAAATCAATTATTTTCATCATAATATAAATGATTTATTTCTAATGTTTATTAAAAATTAAAAATTAAAAAATAATATATTATATTAAGTATGTCTGAAACAGCAAAAAATCCGATAAATGATGCTTTAAGTAGTATAACAAATATGAAAGAAGATTTTATTTCTAATATAATTTTAGGTTTTATCTTATTCTTAGTAATTTTGATGATTGTATACATAATATATTTAACAAAGTTACCTGGTAAGGAATGCTCTTTTATGAACGATATATATGGTACATTAAACGGTAATATTCGTTCAATAAGTGCTAGTGACCCTGATTGCGGTTATAATTTAAATGAATATTATGTTAAAACAGCATATAATGCTTGTTCAGGCGGTTCTTACAAAAATGATGTCGTTGACATTTGTAATTTGAAAGCGGTTTTAAAGCAAGGTGTAAGAGGATTGGATTTTGAAGTATATTCAATTGATAACAAACCTATTGTAGCGACAAGTACAGCTGATAATTATTATATAAAAGAAACATATAATTCAGTAGATTTTAGTGAAGTTATGAGTACAATACAAAATTATGCTTTTTCTGGTAGTACAGCTCCCAATTTTACAGATCCAATAATTATTCACGTAAGGTTTATGTCTAATAATCAAAATATGTACACAAATTTAGCAACACTTTTAAAATCTTATGATTCAATCTTATTAGGTAAAGAATATAGTTATGAAACTTTTGGGCATAATTTAGGTGGTGAGCCCTTGCTAAATTTTATGAATAAAGTAATACTTATTTTTGATAGAAGCAATACCGCCTTTTTGGAAAATAAAGATTTAATGGAATATGTGAATATGACAAGTAGTTCTATATTTATGCGAGCATATAGTTATTATGATGTAAAAAATAATCCTGATTTAGAAGAATTGAGAGAATACAATAAAAAAAGTATGACAATTGTTTTTCCAGATAGTGGTGCTAACCCAGTAAATCCAAATGGAATTTTGGCAAGAGATGCTGGATGTCAGATGGTAGCAATGCGTTATCAAACAGTTGACAATTATTTATTACAAAATACATTATTTTTTGATAATTGTAGTTATGCTTTTTGCTTAAAACCAGAAAATTTAAGATATAAACCAGTAACAATTCCTGAAGCAACACCACAGGATCCAGCTCTATCGTATGCTACAAGAAATGTAACAACCGACTTTTATAGTTTTGATGTTTAAATATTTAAAATAATATATACTTAAAAATTTAATATATATTATTAATAAATGGGATTATTTCAATCAAGACCTAAACCAGAAGAACCAAAAGTTGAAGTCGAAGAGTTAAAACAAGAAGAAACCTTTGTTGAAGAATTTAAAACTGAGGAAGAAGCTAAACCATTTGAAGAAATACAAGTCAAAACTGAAGAACTTATAGTAGAAGATTTTTTAAGTTCAGAAGAAGTTAAGCCTGCGCAAGAAACATCACTTGAAGAAAATAAAACTACAAGAGAATCTGATATTTCTGAAGAATCCAGTTGTAAAGATGAAACTAAAAAAAAAAGACGATCAAAAAGGAATAAAAAAAGAACTGATTCATCTTAATTTTCTTCTCTTTGATTTTCTATGCCTTTTAGATTTTCTATGCCTTTTAGATTTTCTATGCCTTTTAGATTTTTTAAATTTACCTCCAGCTGGAGGACCAGGTTCTGGAGCTTCTTCAGGAGCAAATTGTTGTTGCGCTTGGTATGCTTGTTGCATTTGTTGTGCTTCTTGTAAATTAGGTTGGATATCCCAAGGATTACCGTCTTGTTCCATTGTATATTATACAAATATTTTAATAAGTATTTAAAGATTAAACAATTTGTATAATAAAAATGGGCGCACATTTATCAAAAATTAAAGAAAGGAATGGAGTAAATTATTATTGTCCTGTATGTAAAAAATCAGGTAAAATTCCCAATTTGGTTGGTAAATTTATTGAAATTAATGAACGACAATTTAAGTGTAATGGATGTAATAGTATATTTAATAAAAAAAGTATATATTTATTATTTGCGAATAAAGAACCTATAACACTTGATCATGTCATAAAAGTATAATTATACAACGTTATAATATAATTTAATTATTTCTAACAATTCATTATTTTTATCATTTTGAATTCTATCAATTTGTTTTTCTATTTCTTCTTTTAAAATAGGCAAACGTGTATTAATAATTGGATTTACATATTTATTATTATTATTTTTGTATTTATCTGGATTAAATCTAATAAAAACAAATTTACCTGAATGTAACATATACAAATCATTGTAACGTATTTCTTCATCATTTTTATTATAATCTTTATGATGATTTTCATCAGTTTCAATACACAAAAGAGTATTTCCGATAAGTTTATAATGGTCAATTCTTCTACGATGTGTACAATCACAATTTCCACTCCATAATACTTTATCGTGTGTAAAACCTTCAAAATTATTATTTATGTAGTTTCTTACTATAATTTCTTTTGTTTTACTTCTTATTTGAGATGTTAATGGGTCTAATGGAAATAAATTATTATAACAATTAGTGCAATATCCATTGTATTTAGGATTTCCTAATGTTCCTAGACAAAAATTTGCCTTACATTTTTTATTTAGAACATCAATCATTCCTTCACTTTTACAATTAACACAAAATTTAGCTTCATTATTTATAAAATTAAATGTTGGTCTAGCCTTACTACAAAAACATTTTGAATGTTTAACATCAATCATTCCTTCACTTTTACAATTAACACAAAATTTAGCTTCATTATTTATAAAATTAAATGTTGGTCTAGCCTTACTACAAAAACATTTTGAATGTTTAACATCAATCATTCCTTCACTTTTACAATTAACACAAAAGTTAGCTTCATTATTTATAAAATTAAATGTTGGTCTAGCCTTACCACAAAAACATTTTGAATGTTTTAAATCAACCATTTCTTCAGTTTTACATAATTTACAAAATATTGGTTTTAACCCTTTAAAATTAAAAGATGGTTGAGATTTACCACATTTACATTTTTTATCAATTACATTAATCATTTTATCTAATTTGCATAATTTACAATACTCCTGTTTCATTCCTTCAAAATTAAATGTTGGTCTACTTTTTCCACAATGACAAATTCTATATTGATGATTATAATTTTCTTTGTGTGTTTTACATCTAATAGGTTTATTATAATATTCAGCATAACTAGCTTTATTACAGCAATTATAATATTGACATAATTTAGGCATTATATAATATAATAATTTGTTTTTAAATTTAATTAAATTAAATTTATATTATATATGAAGCAAAAAAAAATTTGTAAAGATTTATCTTTTGAAGATTGTGAATTGGCTATTTTACGTATGGCTGCGGATAAAGCAGAAGAAAAAATTGGTAAACGTATTGTTAATTCAGAAGAAGTCAAACAAATAATCATAATAGTTGAAAATTTTATTAAGCAAAAAAATCTTATAGTATATGGAGGCTTAGCTATTAACAATGTTTTACCAAAAGAAGACCAGTTTTATGATAAGGATGTTGAAATTCCAGATTACGATTTTTTTACAACAAACGCATTAGAAGATGCCAAAGAATTGTCTAATATTTATTTTAAAGAAGGTTTTACAGATGTCGAAGCCAAATCAGGTCAGCATCACGGAACATTTAAAGTTTATGTAAATTATATGCCAATTGCTGATTTAACTAATATTCCAAAAGAAATTTATAATGCTTTAAAGACAGAGTCGCTGCGCGTAGCGGGTATTTTATATGCTCCTCCTAATTTTTTAAGAATGTCTATGTACTTAGAATTAAGTAGACCAGCCGGAGACACTAGCAGATGGGAAAAGGTGTTAAAAAGATTAACCATTTTAAATAAACATTACCCATTAGCTTCAATAAATTGTAATGATATTGATTTTCAACGAGAGATGGAAGATCAATCACACGAAGACGAAATTTATGAAACAGTTCAAAATACACTTGTTAATCAAAGCGTAATTTTCTTTGGAGGTTATGCTATTTCTCTTTATTCTGAATATATGCCTCATAATTTACAAAAAAAATTAGAGAAAATCGCAGATTTTGATGTATTGTCAAATGATCCAGAAACAACAGCTGAAATTATTAAAGAACGTTTAAAAGATATTAATATCAAAAATGTAAAAATTATAAAAAGAAATGCGGTTGGTGAAATTGTACCAGAACATTATGAAGTTAAAGTAGGAAATGATTCTGTTGTTTTTATATACAAACCAATAGGTTGCCATAGTTATAATGTAATTAAACATAAAGGTCAAAGTGTTAAAATAGCAACTATTGATACTATGTTAAGTTTCTACCTAGCATTTTTATATACTAATAGACCTTATTATACAGAGTTTTCTGATAGAATTTTATGTATGTCAAAATTTTTATTTGAGGTACAACAAAAAAATAGATTAGAACAAAAAGGTGTGTTAAGAAGATTTAGTATTTCGTGCTACGGTCATCAAGATTCTATTGAGGAATTAAGAGCAGAAAAAGCTGAAAAATTTAAAGAATTAAAAAATAAAAAAGGAACAAAAGAATATGATGAATGGTTTTTAAATTATAGACCAGAGGATAAAATTGAAAAAAATAAATCATTTTCAAAAGACGTAAAAACAGTAAAACGCGTAAAAACTATAAAAAATAAGACTAAACCGAAAAAAAAGAACTATAATTTCAATTTTTGGGGGAAAAATAAAACTCGTAAGAAATAAAAATCCGCAAAAATGTTATATACAATAATACCGCAATAAAATTATATATGTTTCATATATTATTTTAGATAATATTTTATATAAAACATAATCTTTTAAATTGAGGGGAGTACATTTTTTTATTAAAAATACTAGATAGATAAAATAAATGAATATTTTTTCTATAAACATTTTTAAAAAATTTCTAGTTTTGTTAAACAATGACCACTTATTAACATAACTACACATATCTGTATTTGATTTTTTAATAAAAAAATTATAAATATCTAACACTCCACTTAAAATTCTATGAAAATTTGATTTTTCATTCTTAACATTTATTAAATACTTAATTTTATCA